GTATCCACTTCCGTTTTATCCACACCAGAATCCTTAGATTGTACTGTAAGAATATTCTCTTTGGTTTCTACTGCAATATCATCCTTTGAGAATCCAGCAACTGCAATCTCAATAGTGTACTTATCGTCACTATGTTTTACGATATTGTAAGGGGGATAATTCGATGTCATTGGGTGTTGCCCCATAAGACTGTCGAACATTCTATCGAACCCGATAGAGTAAGTATTAATCCTAGATGGATCAAGCGTTAGTGATGTATTTACCATTGTTTTTCTCCTTTGTTAAGCAAGATAAATTTGATACCCGATTATCGGCATATCATTAAAGTGGTGGTTTTTTAAGGGAGAACCACCAAACTCCATACTTTGCGTCACAGAGTAAGCATATTTTGTGACAACTGGGCGTCTTACGAACAGCACCCATATTATATAGGTATCCAAGAGGGGTCATTCAACCCCTCTTTTCAACTTTTTTTATGCGGCGTCAGCGTATTCAAGTGCCTTATCCAGTGCATTCAGTTTCACCTTACGGTTACGTCCGTACCATGAAGAAACCAATCGTCCATCGTTAGAACGTCCTTGCAAGTGATCTGTCATGTTAGTAACAGAGTTGAATGCAGTCCACCAAGTACCTTGAGCGAACTCGGCGCCAGGTTGTACATCCAAGTTCTCAAAAGCAAGTTTTGAGTTACGAGATGTGAATGGAAGTTCACCATCAACCTTTTCCTTTGCAGGAGCACCGAATACTTCATTGAAGTACTGGATTACGTTGTCAGGCGTATACCTCTTTGAACCAAGGTGTGCTGCCATTGACTTGTACTGTTCCATTTTCTCACGAGCGATACCCATCTGTTCTTTGACTTCAGAAGCATCAAACTCTTTTCTGTGGTTTACAGTCAACATCTTATCTGCATTCTGTGACAGAGACAGTGTAAGAGTGTTATTACATACAACACGAATTGGTGTCATACGAATGTTGATTGCCTTACCAAACTGGTGAGGGTTAGTAAACAAGAAGTAGTTGTCAGTAACGTCACCGTTGAACAACTCAAATGATTCTTTGGTTTTTGCAAGCGCCCAAACCATCTGTCCATCTTTCAGTGAACCAGCAGTGTGCATTTCCATGTCACCCGCCATCACATACTCGTGGAAGAATTCAAATGCATCAGAGTTCTGTACTGGATTCCAACCTGTACCAACAACGTCAAGTACAGAGTTATCAGAAGTACGAACAAGTGCTTCTTTGTTTTTGATTTTCACACCTGTTGCAGTAACAAGTGGTTGTTTCTCTACTGTCCAATCAAGTCCAGCAACTTTCTGGAAGTCGCCAGGCGTAAGGTCTTGTTCAACCTTAGTACCTAGTCCATGCCAAGGTAAATCACCAACGTATGCCATTTGTGCGTTACCATTTACGATTTCAAGTTCATGTGCCATAATATAATTCTCCGTTTGTTTTCTCAGTTTGTATATTCATAATACCCTGTTTTGAGAACAAAGTCAAGATGTTTTTAGAACTTTTTTCAACTTTTTTTGTTGTTTTTTTAATGCCATATCCATCTTCATCTTAGATGCATACATTGTGAAGTTCTTGCCTTCCATATGGTCATACTCATGTTGGAAGATACGAGCAGTCAATCCAGAGAACTTCCCTGTCTGTTGTTCGCCGTTGATATCCATATATTCAAACTCCACAACCTTTGGACGTTTCAGATTCAAATATAACTGTGGATATGATAAACACCCCTCTTGATAGAATTCGGTTTCTTCAGACTGCCAGATAATCTTAGGATTGAAATATATCTCCACATTTCCATCCTTCAAATCTGTGTACATACAGAATGCACGAATGCTCAGTCCAACTTGATTCGCAGACAATCCAATGCCACGCAACTCCGTCATCGTATTCTTTAGATTATCATATAATTCTTGTGGTGTCAAGTCATATTTTGTTTTAATTTCATCAAATGTAATATCAGGCAAGGGCGCCATCAAAGATGGACTTTCTGCTTCAATCAATTTATAAATCATTATGTTCTCCCAAAAAACCTAATAGGATTGCCATTAGTTCCATAATCATTGTTGTCAAAAAGATACCAACAACAGTTATCTTTTCCAACGCTTTTACTTCCTTCAATCCACTTTACTCTTCCTATACTAACAACTTTTTTCAGTCTTGTCAAGTAGGGAACTGATTGTTTTGTGTGAATCCAATCAGCATCGAATAGTAACCAAGTCGGTAACTGATTCGATAAGTTTTCAATGATGGGATGAAGAATCTTTCTATTCCATGGCGGGTTTGTTATTACAACATCACACCCTACAATCTTGTCTGTAGTAGCGTCACCATCACCAACAAAGTCTGCCATAGGTTCGATGTCTGTCATCCAGTAACCTAGCATTCCTGTGAGTTCTTCAATATGTCGAATCAGTCTACCATCTCCAGCACAAGGTTCTCCGAACAAACCCTTGTCTGGTAGATGGGGAACTAGAGGTCTTACTGCTTCAATTGGTGTGGGATAGAAATCTCTAGGTACTCTATCAAAATCACTTCTTTTTCCCATTATCTTCCTCATAAAGAATCAACGCAATAAGAGCATAGTTTGCCATGTCAACCAAAGTATCCTTGATACTTTCGTCCTTCACCTCTAGGCGTTCTTTTCTTGCGAACCCCATAATGCGACTAAACTTGTCACTGATACGAACACAGACACCTTTCCATGCTGGAATACCAGCGATTTCACAATGTCTGAAGTTTGCGAATACATCCTCTGTACTTGCATAGTCGTGTCGTTTTGCGTCATGCGTTCTTTTCATTTCTTCTAAGAGTTCATAGAAGCGTTCACTTTGTCTCATATTATGCCACCTTTGAGAAGTTTTTCTCTTTTTTGAATTGGACAACACTTCTGAATTTATCAAAAAGCATATCCTGTTTATGGGAAATTACAAACACGTTTTGATCTGAAAACGTATTCAAGATTTTGAGGAAATCATCTGTACCAGTACCATCCAAAGACGAATCAAAGATTTCATCTAGAATGAGTAGGTTGGTATTCGTTGAGTTCTTCATCTTTGCAACTGCTCTCCATGTGAAAAGCAATGCCAAGTCGATACGCATCTTTTCTCCTTCTGAGAAAGACGCATAGGAAAATTCGTCACGAAAGCGTGACTTGATAGTTTCTTGAAAGTTTTCGTCTATGTTGAAGTTCACAAAGAAATCCATAGACGATAGATATGTATTCACCAACTTGTTCATTATTGGTAGATACTGTTTGACAATCTTTGTCTTGATACCACTGTCTTGCAATAGGTTCTTAGCAATATCAATGTAGAACCTGTCCTCGTTTAGTTTGGACTTCTGTTCATCAATATACTTAATAGTACCTTTTAGTTCTGCAAGTTTTGTTTTATCTTCTTCTGATACAGAACCAGATTCGTATGTCTCAACATCCTTTTGTAGTTTGGCATTGAACTTCTCCATCTCTGTGATGGATGCACGAATCTTTGCAATCTCTACATCGGCACTTCTAATCTTTTCTAAATCACTTAGGATGGTGTCGAGTCTGTCTTTTTCTTCTCGTTCCATTCCTTGTAAATCTCTGATACCGTTTTCAATTTCTCCGATTTTTGTGCTACTAGATTCGATCTTCGTCTGCTTAGTTGATTCTGTAATCGGTTGTTCGCAAGTCGGGCATTCATCGTTTGTCTGGAAAAATTGAATCTGGCGGTCATGTTCTGACTTTCTGTTTTTAAGCGCTGCTTCAGTCTGAGTCAGTTTCTTTATTTTCTGCTCAATCTTAGTTTGTTCTTCAGCGTCAAAGGATAAGTTTTGTTTGATGGTTTCGTGGGATAGGATGTCATCATTTCTTGCATTGATAGTGAAATTGTTGTCATAGATTTTCTGCCTATTCTCTGCAATAATAGTTGACTTGTTATTTATTACGTCCTCAATGAACTTCTCTTGAAGAGAAATCTTTTCATTAGTCAAGTCGTACTGATATTCTACATTACGGATTTCTTCATTGAGTTCCTTGTTCTTGTTCTTGAGCAAGAAGTTCATCAAAGAGAAAACCTTGATATCTAGAATATCCTCAACTACCTCACGGCGTGCCTTGGTAGACAACTGCATGAAAGGAACAAAGGTAGATGAACCAAGAATAACAACCTGTGTGAAAGAACGATAGTTCAATCCCAAGATTTGCTGTTCCAAGTGTTTCTGATAATCCCTTGCGTTTGCATCTTGGTTTATCATGTTGTCGTTTACATATACCTCAAACTTATTAGGTTTGATTCCACGAACCACACGAACCTCTTTGCCACCAACGATAAACTCAACCTCAACAATAGTGCCACCACCGTTGACAGAGTTTATAAGTTGTGACTTTGAGATACTACGAAAGGGTTTGTTGAATAGACCAAAACAGAGGGCATCAAGGATAGTAGATTTACCCGCTCCGTTTTCGCCAATGATTAGAGTAGTTGGACTTCTATCCAACTGTATCTCTGTAAATTGGTTTCCTGTTGAAAGAAGATTCTTCCAACGTACATACTTAAAAGTTATCAAAGTTCTAAATCACTCGCTTCTACATATAAAGACTTCATCATACTGGTCAATCTTGACTTGTCTAAATCAACATCAAGTTCATCAATATAACGCTCAATTAATGTCATGTTATCCTCTGCGTTTTCAACAATAGCATCATCGACATTTTCTGCATCTAGTTCACTAAAGTCCTCTACAATCTTTACCTCGTGGGCACCAGATTCGGAAAGAACCTTATCAAGAAATCTATCAAACTTATAGAAGTCTTTTTTATTAACAACGATTATTTTAACAAATTTATCCTTCAATGTCAAGACATTAAAATCAGAATAATCTGTGGTTGTATCGTCATAGTATACCTTCTCAAAGATGGTATGTGGATTTACAATACGTTCCAGTTCTCTTGTGCTTGTGTCAAAGATGTGGAATCCTTTCGGGCATCCATCATCACTCCATGTCATCTGGTAAGTATTGCCGAGATAGTAGATATGTCCATCATCTGACTTCTTATGGAAGTGTCCAGAGAATACTGTATCAAACTTGTTTAGGAAGTTCTTCTCGTAACCGTTTTCAGAAAAGTGTCCTTTGTGCATCTCAAAACCATTGATCTCAAAATGCCCCATACACACCTGTGCATAGGTCATCTCGACACTTCTCATGGATCGTTCGTAGTTATCAGTACAAATCCAAGGCATAAAGTGAATGCCCGTTCCGTCAAACTCTTCTGTACATGGGGAATCGTAACAGTGAATGTTAGGATACTTTTCCTTGCCTGGTTCACCAATCAACTCATACAGTGAGTTTACTTCATTTGTATTCTTATAGTAGGTATCGTGGTTTCCTGCCATAATATGCAAGGTGATACCCCTATGTACAAACTGTTCAATGAACCTTTCTCTTAAATCTTTTGCAATCTTATATGATACAAACTTCCGTCTGTCCATAAGGTCGCCCAAGTGAATAACCGTTTTAATGTTGTGTTTATCCAAATAAGGAAAGAACTCTTCTTCCCAAAATTTGTAGAAGTATTCATTAAAAGCAAGGTTATCGTTACGGGCGCCGAAGTGTGTATCAGTTATCAGCGCTATTTTCATTTATCTCTTCACCTTCATCATCATAAAATTTTTCAAGTCCTTTTGGTTCTGTTTTCTTTTTCTTCTTAGGTTTGTATACATCCTCAGCGGGTAGAAAGTTCTTCTGTAGATAATCAACAAACTGTGCTTGTTCCATATCTTCCCCAACTGCAAGAACATCAACACTCATGTTTTCGATTACCTTGTGTCGAATATGTTGTTGTTTCTTTTCTTTTTGTATCCTACGAATAAAAGCATAGTATATAATTTGTGTAAAATATGCAAAAGGATTCTTTGACTTCTCTGGATTGAAGTTGCCACAGTATTGTAGACAGTTTTCAATGCCATCAGAAATCATCTCATCTCTGTAGGTGTAGTTAATAAAATTTGGTCGGTAAGAAAGGTGGTTGGCAATCTTTAAGAAACATTCACCGATATAATTAGTAACTGGTGGTTGTGGGTCACCTAGTTCCTCTGCTTCTTTGCACTTGACCTTCCATTCTTTCATTGCTTCTAGGAAATCAGCATTATTGACATAATGGACTCCTGTTTTTCTTTTAGCCATGTTCACTCCACATATATTGTCGCTTTTGTGCGATTAATAGATACATCATACTATATCTTGATTCGATTGTCAAGAGATAAATTTATTTTCAAAAACCTATTGACAATCTCTTGACAACAGGGTATATTTACTATGCTGGGTTTGAGAATGAATAGATCTAATGTAATAGTTTAGATACAGTATCACCGTATTCTTCATCCCATTCTTCTTCCATAATATCATCTAGTTCTTGATTGGTGGGCGCACCAGATAATACACTATCATCTTCTCTTTTAGATTTACTCACACAATAGTCATAGAATCTAGTTAATCCTAAAGACGCTTCTGTTAGCACTATAATCTGAGACTTTGGAATATCATAAGTGTCAGTCTCGGCAAAGTGAATCCATCTCTGCAAAGACAAGGCCTCTTCAATACCATTTCTGGTTGCTTTAGGATATGAATTTAACTTCATGGGGGAAACTACGCTAAGGTAAGGTTTCTCCACATTCTGAACAACATTACAAATTATTTCTTCACCGCTTGACAGTTTTAGAATTTTAGTTGTCATTTCATTTTTATCCTTTTAATTTCATAATCAAACTGTTCTTCATTGTATATATTTATTCTTTCTAAAAAGTGATTAATAGTGAAATTTCTCTTTGATTTGTATGTGAGATCGTCTGCAATGTCAAAAAGTGTCGCTCTATCTTTACTCTCACTCCTACGCAATCCACGGCCAATTGACTGCAGCGTTCTAACTCTGGATTTACTTGGACTAGAGAACACGATGTTGTGAAGATTACGAATATTGATACCAGTAGAAAACGTACCATACGATGCAACAATAATGGCATCTTTTTGTTTTTCTGTAATTGCACGAATATCTTCTCTGGTTTGTGTGTCCGTTCCACCGTATACATAAAATACTTGTCTATCAGTATTTGACTTAATCATGTCGTAAAGAATACTTCCGTGTTTCTCTAC